ACCTCAACATCAATCGGATTTCGGAGTCTACGTACTCCACGATCCCCAATAAGAACGCGCAGGGGCGCCCTATCCAGGTCTGGATCAACCGTCAGTCCGGGGAGGCCAACACTACGACGGCTACGCTGATCAGCACAATTAACAACTCGGTCACCACGATTGCAATCACGGGCGTTACTGAGCTGCCGTCTGCTGGATTCATTAAAATTGACAGCGAAACCATTGCGTATTCGGCCATCAATGGATCCAACCTGGTGTACTGCTCCCGAGGGGCAAACGGCACGACCGCAGCTGCGCATAATGCCGGGGCAGCTGTAACCGTTCAAAACCTGCCGTGTATCAACATCTGGCCGGTTCCCAATCAAGGATCTGTAGGCAATCCCTACTACACGTTTGTGTATTGGCGTATGCGCCGAGTGCAGGATGCCGGCACTGGTACGTCAAGTCAAGATATCCCGTTCCGCTTCCTAGAGTGCATGGTGGCTGGGCTGGCCTACAAAATGGCGCTAAAAATTGCTGACATTGACCCAAATCGGGTGCTGATGCTCAAGGCCGAATATGACCAGCAATGGCAGTTGGCGGCGGATGAAGACCGCGAAAAGGCCAGCAACCGTTTTGTGCCTCGAAACCTGTTCTATAGGTAATGTATGGCGGGGCCAAAATACGCCTCTGGCAAGCATTCGATAGCGGAGTGTGACCGTTGCGGCCAACGGTACATGCTGACAGAGCTGCGCAAGCTAACCATCAAAACCAAGATGGTCAGCATCAAGGTGTGCCCAGAATGCTGGGAGCCGGATCAGCCTCAGTTGCAGCTGGGCATGTACCCGGTCTACGACCCGCAGGCGGTGCGGGAGCCTCGCCCGGATGTGAGCTACTACCTGTCCGGCAATAACGGGTTGCAGATTGTTAATACGGGGACCACGGCAACTAACGCTGCGGGAACGCCGGAAGCTGGTAGCCGGATCTTTCAGTGGGGCTGGAACCCCGTTGGGGGCTCAAGAGGTAGTGACGCGGGTTTGACCCCAAATAACTTGGTTTTAACCGTGTGACTTGGTACAGTAACGATATCTACGACGTAAGGAGTCGAACATGGACAAAAAGCAGGTCAAGATGATTGCCGACAAAGAAGTGAAAGCGCACGAGAAGCGCCTTCATGGAGCTAAAGGCATGAAAAAAGGCGGCGTGACTGGTGAAGCCATGCGCAAGTATGGTCGCAACATGGCACGTGTTATGAACCAACGCGGAGGCTGATCATGGCTAAATTTAGCGACAAGCGGATGGGCAAAGAAGTTGGCCAGGCCAGCGTCTATGCTACGCCCCACACGATGTCTGGTGCTAAAGTTACCGTGAACAGCGCATCCCGTGTTCACACCGGCGCCGAGTGCATGAACGAAATGAACATGTCTGTTGCCGGCGTCAGCAAAGGCAACTATGCGCCGACCAAAACCTCGGGCATTAAAATCCGTGGCACCGGCGCTGCCACCAAAGGCGTGATGGCTCGCGGTCCCATGGGCTGAGAGGCTTAGATGAACTACACCCAGTTGTCCAACGCCATTCAGGCGTATACGCAAAACTACGAACAAGATTTCGTAGACAACATTCCTGTTTTTGTACAGCAGGCTGAACAGCGTATCTACAACTCGGTGCAGTTTCCGTCGATTCGCAAGAACGTGACGGGTTTTACGTCTCCGGGCAACAAGTATCTGTCATGCCCGAATGACTTTCTTTCGGTGTACTCGATTGCGGTGGTAGATGGTGTTGGCAATTATGAGTACCTGCTTAACAAGGATGTGAACTTCATCCGGCAGGCGTATCCGTCTCCTACCGATACGGGCCTGCCGAAGTACTACGCCATCTTTGGCCCGACTACTGTGGGCACAAACCCCACGACATTGACTGATGAACTGTCGTTTATCCTGGGTCCAATGCCAGACAGTGCATACGCGATTGAGCTGCACTATTACTTTTACCCGGAGTCCATCACGTTGGCTGCGGATGGGCAGACTTGGCTAGGCGACAACTTTGACACGGTGTTGCTGTACGGCTCTCTAGTTGAAGCCTACACGTTCATGAAGGGTGAGCAAGATATGTTAGCCCTCTACGACGGTAAATACAAAGAGGCTATGGTACTTGCACAGCGTCTGGGCGATGGTCTTGAGCGTAGTGATGCGTACCGTAACGGGCAGTTCCGTCTTGCGCCGTTGCCGCAAAATAGCGGGGTCCGCTAAATGGCGTTTACGGGCAACTTCTCCTGCAATACGCTGCGATCCGGTCTTGCCGACGGCACGATCAACCTAAGCACGGACACGTTCTATCTGGCGCTATACACCAATCTGGCCACGCTTGATCAGACTACCACCGCGTACACAACGACGGGGGAGGCCGCGGGTGGCAATTATGCTGCCGGGGGCCAGGTTGTTACGGCAACCGTTTCTAATGAAGTGATCCCCGGCGGTAGCATCACGTACGTCAACTTTTCGTCCCCCGCATGGACTGGTGTGATTACGGCGCGTGGCGCATTGATCTATACGCCTGGCTCTAATGGTGCCGTCTGTGTTTTGGACTTTGGTTCAGACAAGACTTCCACTACTTCTTTTACTGTGCAGATGCCGGCTAACACCAGCACCTCTGCTCTTATCCGTCTTGCATGAGAGGCAAACATGAACAGCGAAAAACTTAAAGCTGGTGGTGTGTTCACCGTTAAGTGTGTTGGAAAAGACGGCACCTTGAAGTGGGAACACAGCGAGCACAACCTCGTGGTAAACGCCGGTCTCGTGTACATGAACCAAGCCGCATTTAACGCAGGCTCGCAGGTGACCACTTGGTATCTTGGCCTGTATGGCGCAGCAGCTAGCAACACGCCGGCAGCTACGGATACCATGGCATCGCACGCCGGCTGGACCGAAGTCACTGCCTATACGCAGGCAACTCGTCCGCAGTGCGTGTTTGCCACGGCAACTTCCGCCGATCCCTCCGTTGTTACGAACACCGCCTCTCCGGCGACCTTCACCATGAACGGGACCACTGTTGTTGGCGGCGCGTTCTTGACTAGCAACAACACCAAGGGTGGCACGACGGGCACCCTATTTTCTGCCGCAGACTTTCAGTCTCCCGGAGATCGTAACGTGACCGCAGACGATACGTTGTTTGTCACGTATCAGTTCAGCCTAGATGCCGCGTAAGGGAGCATGTTTGCTGACGGTTCTCTGTCGGAACTTCCGTTTGCATCCGCAAGCGGCATTTTCTACGTTGCTTATGTAGCTGAAAGCGCTACCGGCACTGACACGAATCGCGCGCTTGCCGAGTTGCGTGTCAGGGTTGAGGAGACTGCTACCGGCGCGGATTTCGTTGTAGCGAAGATTGGTATTTTCCGGTCCGTTTCTGAAAGTGCTACGGGCAGCGACACCACATTCGCGCGCTTTTCTGTGTTGGCACGGGTGCTGGACAGCAGTACCGCCACAGATACCGTTACCACAAAAGCAACGATATCCACCCGGATTGTGGAGTCTGCAATTGGGCAGGATACGCTCTCCCCTCGGGGCGTCTTCAATCTGCTGGTGCAGGAACTTGCGATTGGGCAGGACCAGACTGGGCAGCGGCTGTTGTGGGAACTGATTAATGACAGCCAGACAATTACTTGGAATAATATCCAGTCTGGTTCTTCCGTAACTTGGCAAAGCGTTGACACAGCTTCCGGCACCGGATGGGTGCTCGTGAAGACGTAGTATTAAGGAACCATCATGGCACTCGTCCTCAAAGACCGGGTCAAGGTATCGACATCGACGGAAGGCACTGGCTCGTTAACGCTAGGCGCAACGACGCCCGGATACCAAAACTTTTCTGTTATTGGCGACACGAACACAACCTACTACGCCATTACGGACCCCGGCACTGGAGCATGGGAAGTTGGTATTGGAACCTACTCTTCGGCAGGACCGACGCTTAGCCGTGACACTGTTTTTAGCTCCTCTGATAGCGGGGCAAAGATCAGCTTTGGCGCGGGCGTTAAGTCTGTTTTTGTTACGTATCCGGCTGAAGTTGTTGCGCTTGTCACTGGACCTACTGGCGCAACCGGCCCCACGGGTGCCACTGGAAATACAGGCGCAACCGGCCCTACGGGTGCAACCGGCCCTACGGGTGCAACAGGCCCAACTGGCTTAACGGGCGCAACCGGTTCTACCGGCCCAACTGGCGCCACTGGCCCAACTGGCGCTACCGGCCCAACCGGCCCTACGGGGTCTACAGGTCCGACCGGCACTACCGGCCCCTCGGGCGCGGGTACTTTCACTTTTAGCTCTACCCCGCCGACCAGCCCTGCGCCGCAACAAGGCGACCGTTGGGTTAGCTCCAATACTGGTATTGAGTATCTTTGGCTCGTTGACGCCAACGGCGGCCAGTGGGTGGAGCCGTCTGCTCCGGGTTATACGGGTCCCACCGGGTCTACCGGTCCTACGGGTGCAACTGGTCCCACGGGTGCAACCGGCCCAACCGGCGCTGATGGCCCCACTGGCCCCCAAGGCGTACAAGGTATCCAAGGCGTTCAGGGTGAGGCTGGCCCGATAGGTCCCACCGGTGCTATTGGAGCTACGGGTCCAACTGGTGCTACCGGTCCGACGGGTGCAACCGGCCCCACAGGTGCCACAGGTTTAACGGGCGCAACCGGTCCGACTGGCGCAACGGGTCCCACAGGGGCTACAGGTCCGACGGGTAATACAGGCTTAACGGGAGCTACGGGTCCCACTGGCCCACAAGGCGTTACCGGTCCTACTGGATCACAAGGTGTAACTGGCCCCACGGGCGCTACTGGGCCGCAGGGCGTTGGTATCAACTTCAAAGGTGAAGTTCCCACCGTTGGTGATCTACCTTCTGGTGCTTCAATTAACGACGCGTATATTGTTACGGCGTCGGGGGACCTGTACGTCTGGGACGGCACTACGTGGAATAACGTGGGTCAGATCGTTGGTCCCGAAGGTCCTACTGGACCGGCTGGCCCTACGGGTCCCACAGGTGCAACTGGTTCTGCCGGCGCAACCGGACCGACCGGAGCCACGGGAGCCACGGGTCCCACCGGCGCGACCGGTGCTGTCGGAGCGACTGGCCCAACTGGAGACGCGGGACCCACTGGCCCTGCAGGTGCTACCGGACCGACCGGTGCTACCGGACCCACTGGTTTGACAGGTGCGACTGGTCCCACCGGCCCGATTGGCCCAACTGGAGCTGATGGTCCTACGGGTCCGCAAGGTGTTCAGGGTATCCAAGGCGTTCAGGGCGAAGTCGGGCCTACGGGTCCGGCTGGTTCAGCGGGCGCTACTGGCCCCACCGGACCCACTGGAGAAACTGGAGCAACCGGCCCTACCGGAAGTGCTGGCGCTACCGGCCCAACTGGAAGTGTGGGCGCAACGGGACCCACTGGAGCCACCGGCCCGACCGGAACTTCAGGCCCCACTGGCCCCACGGGCGCAACCGGCCCCACGGGTGAAGGCGCTACCGGACCTACGGGCGCTACTGGACCTACCGGAGCCAGCATCACTGGACCTACGGGCGCAACCGGACCGACCGGACCCATAGGCCCCACTGGCCCTGCAGGCGGTGGTGGCGGCAGCATCGCTGTTTCTAACGACACCGCTACGACATCGAACATTTATCCGCTGCTGGGCACAGTCACGAGCGGAACGCTTGCAACGGTTAACACGTCAAACCCTCACCTGCTGTATAAGCCCAGCACGGGCGAGCTGAAAGCGGATTTAATGAACGCCATGCTCGGGATTTATAGCAACGCGGCCACCATAAACGACAACGTCACGGTTGCTTCGGGCGATAATGCCGGATCGTTTGGCCCCATCACTGTGGCAGCGGGCTTCACGGTGACGGTCCCCTCTGGCTCAACTTGGACGGTGGTGTGATATGCCTGTAACGATTAACGGAACGACCGGGATCACCAATCCAGACGGCAGCGCTTCTACGCCGTCTATTGCTGGATCGGACAGCAATACGGGGGTGTTCTTCCCCGCCGCTGACACCGTGGGCATCGCTACGGGCGGAGTAGAGCGATTTCGCCTTGCCTCGGATGGTTCCCAGTCTTCTGTTGTTCCTAGCGGATCGACGCTTTATCCGCAGTTTGCTTGCCGCGCATGGGTGAACTTCAACGGTAGCGGCACAATTGCAATTCGTGCGAGCGGCAACATTACCAGTATTACGGATAACGGCACGGGTGATTACACCTTAAACCTTACCACCGCATTGCCTGATGCCAATTTTGTTGGCGTTATTGCCGGATCTTCTCCTGTGAACGTTTCTCAAGTAGTTGGCTTTCTTGGCGCTCCCGGCACTAACGACACAACCTCACACCCTAGCAGTTCGGCGTTTCGTTTCAGTTACTACATCACAACGAACTCTGCGAACAGGG